CTCCATTGCTAGAGAAGATGTTGAGGGCTGCAGACGCAGAATTCACCGCAAGGCCTGCCTCAGCATACTCACCACCTGAACCAATGCTAAAACCGTACGTAACACCAGACGTCATCCCTGCAGATGAATACGGGTTCACGTCGATCACACCACCAAAGTTAGCAATGTGGACTTCGCCGAACTGAGCAGCACCAGCTATTTCAGCCCCATTATCTGCAGATCTTACAGCTATACCATATAGACCCCAAGTGGAGCGTCGTTCTGAAGCTGTAGAGGAAAGAAGATCGTTCTTTGCCAATGCAGCATAGACAATAGATGCATTTGACAATCCTGCAGGATTATCAGAGACACGAGTTGCACCTGCATGAGTAACACCTCCAATGGTGGAGATATTGAACATAGTAGAGCGTGTGTCAAGATAGGTCATGAGGCCATTAGCCTCTAGTCCTACCCACGTTCTTTGTGCGGGGACTGCAGCGCCATCTTGAGCACATGCTGCGCCTATGAAGACACGGTCTCCAAGCCGCTGTATCTTCGCGTTGTCACCTGAGAAGAAGCTGCTCGTCGCTTGGATATTAAGCTGTGCAAGACCGTCTGATCTTGCGAGGCCACGTGCTAAGAGTGCATTGTTAAGTGTGGTCATATTACTCTCTCAATCAGCCTCAAGATCTACGATAGGCTCGGTCGTTGTATCATCAGTGACTTGAGAACTGTCTGTATCAGTAACAAATTCCCAATGGAAGCCACTTGGCGCAGTTTCACCGTCAGCAAAGGAGGCAGCCTGCGCCGCACCACCTCCCGCACTCCGGGTCTCGACCGAAGCAATACAGAAGTTCCAACCAGCCAAAATAGAGAATGATTGACCATTAGAGGCTATAGCACTATAGGACTGTGCTGCCTGCTTAAAGAAGGTCTTAGCATTGGTTGCTGCATTGTTGTAACTACAGGCTGCTTGAGCTACTCCTAGATTTGCTATGTCAAAGATAGCTAAGACCTTTTCGCCAGCAGCCACTGAAAGACTACTACAATCTCTCCAATCGCTCGTTTGTAACGTAGTAGCCCCGGCAAATCCACTAGCACCCCCAAACAAGAGTTCCAAAGGAGTAGCCGTAGCATTTGCATCATTGGGCCAGTTCGCAACGTCTCTCTTAGCAAAAGATGCATTAAGAATGGTCAATGCATTAGTATTGCCAGGTAATATTGATACCCTAACCTCATCTAGAAGAGGCGCTGCTAACGTTAGCTCTACCCTAAACGTAGTATTGTTATTAGGGTCACTCCCAGCAAGAGCGGGATTTGCCTGAAACACATAGACAGGCTCACCAGGCTCACCTCCTCCTACAACGCCTGGAGGTGGCTTAGGCCCAATAGGGAACCATGCCAACTTTTTGACTACTTTATGCATTCGTGAAGTTCCCAATGAATTCGGCTTCCACGTTAGCACCAGTAATGATTGACCACCCACCAAGCACGGAATACTTACCATAAGCTAGCGGACGAGCTTCAAGACTGGTTAGTGCTATTGTACCACCACCAGGAAAAACTTCCCTAGTAGTTCCAGTCCCATCCTTAATGCTTACAGTACCGCAGTTTGTTGCACGGGGATAAATCCATAACGTTGCAAGGTAATCACCGATAGCCCCTGCAGTACCAATTGCTTGTGTTGAACCTGCTGATATCCACTGCGACATGGCAAAAGGATCTGCAAGACTAGCAGGAGCGATAGCGACACTGGTCTGTAACTGGGATAAAATCGCATCAAGACTAGTATCAGTAGCTGGATCACTTGCAATTTTATTCAAGATTGCAGTAAGAGTCGTCTCACTAGCATCACCACCCCCTGGAATAGCATTAACTGCAGAGATGATTGCAGTTTGCCCGGCGGCGGTCGCTGGATCTGACGAGAGCTTTGCAAGGACTGCAGCTAAGGTTGTCTGAGTAGCGGGATCAGCTGTAAGCTTGGCTAGAACAGCCGCTAGAGTCGTTTGAGTCGCTGGATCTCCCGAGAGCTTCGTCGTGATGGCACTGATAGCTGCCAAGTCTTCCGTGCTCAAGGCAACAGGGCGAGATGCTGCAGCTGCTGCACGTCCAGGAGCAGGAGGCTTTTCAACTGCTTCTGTAGCTCCAGCCGCATTTTTAATGTTCATAGTAGCCATAGTCTACTCCTAAATATCATCCAACAGGATCAATAACCCTGAGTTTTGTTCCTTAGAGAAGTCCATCGTCCCAAGAGCCTCAGGATCTGGTGGCGGAGGCAGCTCAACAGAAGAGGACTTATTGATTACCTCTGTAAAGCTAAATCCTAATCCGAATCCTAAATGCATTAATGCCTCCCTTAGTAGATGGCATATACTGTAGCAGTAGTCCCGCTAGCATGAACGGCCTTTACACGAAAAGGAAAGAGTCCATAAGGTACAGTCATAGTAACTGGATCGGTATCATTTTCACAGAGGACTGTAATATCTCCTGCAACCGATATCCAGAGTGATCGGGCAACTCCTCCTGGAAGAGCTTCAGTATCACTAGGTGTTACGAGTACAAGGGATGAACCTGGATCCGAAGGTCCAATATCCTCAGTAGCACCATACTTGCCAATACGTACAGCCATATTCTTTACCTTGGTTCAACACCTACTATGGCAGACCGAACGAATATCCTACCTGCAAGTGTAGTTACTGTATTGCTAACGATTGCCTCATCACCTAGGGCGCCACCCTTCAGCCAGACTAGATGAATATTATCTACGACAATTGATCCATCTTCCTGAATAGCATCTCCCTCAACAGTCCATTCAGACGTAGATACTGAATCTCCGTCAAGTAGATCAGTCCAATCAAAGCCATAGTCTTTGCGCTCAACAGGGGCTTTCGATGGCCAACGATGTAACATCAGACACTCCTAAACCGTCTATCTGACACATCAACACGAAGGACTCTGTCCTCAGAGTCCAGCTTAATGATGCGCACCTCTTTCGATAGCTTAATAATCCTATCCCAGCTTATTACGTACGTGCTACCTCTGACAAGTGCAGCATTGGATCCCAAAAGAAGGTAAGCACCAGAAGATACTAGGAGTCTACGAAGCCTGACTGTGACAATATCTTCGCCTTGGAGATTATAGGTACCTGTATCTCCATCTAAGACGATCCCACGTCTCATAGTTGCTGGTTGGCCAGAGAGTAAATATGAACCCCCAGACACTACAAGACTATTATCCCTAGAAAGTAGGACAGGCTGACCAGATAATGAGTAAGCACCAGCTTCTGCTAAGAGGGCTAGTTCAAGTTCTCCCTTAATGAGCTCAACCGCGGAACCCGTAAGAATGTACGAACCATTCGCAGCAATCATCTCAATCTGTCTGAGGAGGCCCGCATTTGCGCCACTCAGCGAATAGATCCCAGTAGTAGTAGGTACTTTTACGCCACGACGGAGTGTGAGGGTATTGCCCTCTAGCGTGTAGGAGCCTGCATCCGAAGATAGGTTACGATCATAGACTACGCTTAGATCATTACCAGAAAGCAAGTAGGTGCCAGAATTAGCCAGAAGTTCTCTACGCCCAATAAGAACTAGGCTTGCATCTACTCCGTTGAACTGATAGTTAGCACCTTCCAACGTGAGTTCATAGTGCCTTTCAAAGTCAACTACCTGACCAGATAGCTCATAAGCACCGCCACTTGCAATGAAGACCTTATTATAGTGTAGTGCAACGTCCTGCCCAGAGAGTAAATACTCGCCAACAACTGCCTCAAGACTCTTATTCTGGGCTACATTGATGCTAGCATTGCCGCCTGTATACGTGTAAGCTCCTGCATCTCCAATCAAGACCCTATCAAGGAAGAGTAGAGTATCAGCAGAGCCATTAAAGTTATAAGCCCCAACATCAATCGTCATACTCTTATTACGTAGGAGCGTGAGAGTTGCATCAGAGCCTACAAGGCTATATGAACTACTTGTCGGCTTAAGTACATAGCTCCGATCAAACGTAACGTCTGTACCTGCCAATGCATAGCTACCAGCCAATGCAGTAAAGGTCTTAACATGCTCCAGATTGGTACTAGTACCTACTAGAGTGTAAGATCCTGCATTTCCAAGTACCTCAAGGCCTCTTTCTAGAGCAGCAGAAGATCCTGTAAACGCATAAGAGCCCGAAGTGGTTGTAAGGAGGCGTCCTCTTTCAAGCCCAACAGCTGAACCATTCAATGCATACGAAGCTACTACCGCGGTAATAAGGTAGGTATGCTTGAAGTTCGCTACTGACCCAGAGAGAGTATAAGCTCCAAGTCCACCAATAACTGACCTACCACGCTTAGTATTTGCATTTGTACCTGTAAGCGTATAAGCCCCAGTAGCTGCACCTACTTTACGGCCGCGTTCAAGGAAAGCTGTTTGCCCTGTATAGTTGTAAGCACCACTATCTGCTGGAAGTGTCTTAGCTGCAGCTCCAGCTGCCTCTTTGAACGATATGATTAGACCTGAGCGAGACTGAGTAACTACAGACCCAGTTGCTCCAGTTGAATAACCTGTTGCACCATTGCCTGTAATAAGTCTATAGGCAAGACCAGCAAGATCGTTGGTTCCCGAACCGCCCGATCCACTACTATCAATTGCAGTGAAGCTATTAAGCCATGAGCTCCATGTTGCAGCTGATAGATCTGCTGCAAGAGAACCACCCATAAAGCCGACAAGAAGGCGATTACCTGAGCCAGGGATAATACTGGGTGTTGTATAAGGAAAGGCTGAGGATTGTTGGAACTGGCCAGCTGAAATATCATAAGGCGCTGTTGTATCAACCCCAGAGAACTCAGCCATAATCCAAGCACTATTGGCTGCAGCGTTTATAGTATATTGATAGCTGGTCTCTCCAGTGGAAATCCGCCACCACAAATAACCTCCATGGAACGTTTGCTGTTCCATGCCAGTAGACTGAGTCCATCCAGCATTTGGAGTATTATTATAGTCATCAGCAGCAAAGCCGAGAACAATTAAGTTCCCGGCCGTTGTAGAGCTTAAAAAAGACGCCGTCGTTGTTGCTGCTGCCGAGGCGCCTTTATTGGATTTTACAAAGGCAACTGCCAACTATCTACTCCATAAACTGAATTTCAGCTGGCTTACCTTGTATAACTTTGACATATACTTTCTGCAGCTTATTGTTAATCAGCGCAATAGTATAATACCATGGATTCAATCTCTGTGGGTTAATGGTTATAGTCGCCATGATAGTAGACGACAATGTCGTCGTCAAGTTAAAGTTGGGTATCACGTTCCCATCTTTATCTTTGGCAAGAATAATCGGCATTAGGCATCCCACATTGGCCGCGTATCAGTCATCCCAACGCAAAGGAAATTGTGCTTTCTGCCACACTTACAATGGAAGATGTAAATGTCAGGAGCCTGTTCGTCTGGATGACTCTTACGAGCTTCGACCTCGTGATTTTCAGGATGACGACAACAAGAGCGGATCTTTTGGTTCTGCTCAAGAAGGTCAATGTGCTTTTGCTTGAGATGACCTTCGGGAAGATCAGCGACTCGCACACGAGGACAAACTACTACCTGAGTCTCAGGAGCTTGCCCACCTTTCGCAATGCCAGGATGACGGCTAGTCCAACCACCCTCTAAAGCCCGTTGAGTTGGGGTTTTAGCGTTGGATAGCGTGACCGTAGCAATAGAATGAGGTTGTGGAGTCATTGCCCTGGCTTTCCGTAAATAATGTCTGCCTTCTCAGCACGTCCTACTGGAGTCGCCTTTTGCGCCAACTCGTAGAGGGCTGCAATATATACCTGCTCGTCCTCAGGATCATCCGTGATTTCATAGGCTACATTGCCTTCAGCAGTCGAAACTGGCATATCATCGAAGCTCGGCCATTTTGCATGAGCTTCTTGGACACGCTTCGTCATCAAATTGCGCTGTTCGTTGTTCATGATAGCTCCTTAAGCGAGAGTTGCAAGGCTGGCGCCGAAGTCGAGGGTGAATGTCTCACCATCCGCAACGGTGAAAGTGGCGCCATAATCGAAGGAGCACAAAAGCGGATCTGCAGGAGAAGTCGGAGTATCATCATAGATCGACACGTATCTGCCTGCCACCGATGCTCCAAGGTTACCACCAGTTGCAGTCCAAGTAACGTCAACAGCGGTTGCAGTGATCGTACCACCCGTACGAGTGGAATTGAAGCCAATATCCGCACCGCCGGTCGTGTAACCGTTCGAGCCGCCGATCTGCGTAAGGTCTGCTAGGACGGTATCCGTCGCTACGACAGGCGCATCCGTATGGATAGCAGCCTTATACACATCCTGGTTACCAAGGAAGTCCATAATCTTATTTGCAATCTGCTCGATTGCGGAGTTGTATTTGGTATAAGTTGCCACGGGATACACCTTTCCAGAAGAAAGACCTGACTTTGGAAAACCTTGCGACCATTATAAATGGTAACTCAAGGGAGTTCAACACAAATTTTTAGTCCGACCAAAAGATTTCTGGTCAGATTACGTGTGTACGAGTTCATAGGTAATCCCCACTATTATCGATGCAAGAGTAAAAGCAGCCAACCAACTCCTATTACCCCAACCAGTAGGAGAAAATACCCTAATCACACATAGGAGAGCAATAACCGTTACTATTCCACCAAAAAGCAAGGCAGTACTAGGGGCTGGTAGCTGGGCGCCTTGAATTTCGGAGCTAGTCCTAATATAGAACATTGGGACTCTAAGGATCAACTCGCCTAGTAGTAGGGTACATAGGGCAATTGCAGGTCTTAATTGTTGATAACCTACCGACCTATTCTTATATAAGTAGCGCGAGAAGATGACTAAGGCACAGAAGGAGAGTATCGATAGGTACCCATTCAGAACAAGAAGCAAAACCGAATTAGTCATTTACGGCGCCCTACAGAGTTCATAGATATGACTAGGCTGCGTAAGACGTCTGGTTGAGTTACGCTCTTAACAGCCTGCGATGTCTCCTGTCGACTCTTTCTCAACTCCTCAAGAGCTTGCTCAAGTTTTTTGGTCCTCAACTCGATTTCTTTGCTTTTTGGAAATATCATGAACCTTAGCGCCCTACAGAAGTTCCTTAGCGGTACGCATGAGCACTTCATGAGTGCCTTCCTCGAGTTAGGATATTAAGCAACGATCGGATTTCGATTAGCGCTGTCTTAGTTTCTCCTACCTGCTCGAGCATCTTCTTTTGCAAGTCGGAATTGATGTCTTGCTGTGTTCTTCTCTCGTTACGTTCCAGCCACCAATTGAATAGAATGAAAGCCGTTACGAAGAGATCGGGTCTATCCTTCAAGAAGTTAAGGAGAGGCGTCAATGCCTCCATAACTAGACTCCTTCGCTTGAAGGATCCTTTCTACCTGAAATCTGGGCAGAATCCTGTTTATCGTCAAATACGGGCATATGCTTGCCGAAGCCGATGATTGAGCGACACTCCTCTTCACTAAGCAGCGTGATTGTGGGAGGTCTCGTTGGAAAGAGAGCTGGCTTGACAATGGTATCCGGCTGTTCAGGCTGAATAGCTTTCTTAGGATCCTTGGTAGGCTTCTTACCAGTTTGATCTGGACCTGCATCTGCTCCAGCATTACCGAAGAATCCACCACCGCCTACTGGGGTTTCTGTGGGCATTGAATCCACCGCGTTTGCATGGTTGAGCTGTTGGACCGTAAGCATCATCTTAGACAAGTTAGCAGCAGAACGCGCCATCTGAGCAGAGGTTTGAGCTCTCTCCAGCGGGTTCATCTTGAAGGCATCCGGCCATTCAATAGACATAGTAGTAGGTGTCGGTAGGACTCCTGCATCGATCAACAAACGAATGAACGGGATCAACACGACAGGCTGACCGAACTCCGCTACCCGCTCAGCACAACGTTGCGCCCAGTTAGCACGATCTTGCTGTGACGCTAACTGACCAGCCTCACTACCCATCAATTCACGCTTCGGAATACCCGTTGCCGCGGCAATTGACGAGATAATGGTGTCGTAGATGCCTGTAGGATCCGCAAACTTAGACTCCAACGGCTTGACAGTAACGCCACGTGTCCTGATTGTACGCCGCAGTTGATTAGCATATTCATCCATCTCTTCGGATAGCGCATCGGCAGAATCTGGATCTAACTCCATATCCTTGTCGACGTCAATATGCAAACCATTACGAGCATTGAGCCAATAGACCTCAGCTGCGCCTCCACCAACCTTCAGGAGATCGTCAAGATCATTATAAACGCATTCAAGCCTCGACTGTCCGAAAACAGGAGACTCAAGAGCATTCTCTGCAACGTGTAGGACTCGGGTATGATGTACCGTAAATGAGCCTGGGATAGGATTCACACTATTCTGAGCCCTCGTTTGCAAGTCATTTCCAAAAGAACCCGGAGTAATAGTATAAGATATGGGCAATCCATAGCGCGGATTCGTAGCATTTGTCTCCCACTCTTTTACAAGCACCGAACCTTCTGCATAAGGCTGCAAATAGGTGACTTTGCGTTGCGCGCCACTAGCTTCTCGCACTGGATTGACGGGTCTATCAAGAGCACGGCCATCATCAATACCTACAACTAAGACGGCAAATTCACCAACGCCAACCAGCTTATCCAATTTAAGCAGATAACTAAAGACAGGAATCTTAGCTACTAAGTCGTCCCAAGCTTTCTGAAATACGTCATCTCCCTTGATAATAGGAGGGTCTGACCATAGGGCCTTAGCAGGTGCGTCGACAATACGACGAGCCATTCCTTGACGCTTATACTTGCCAATAAAGTCTCTATGGGCAGGACGAGACTTCCATCCAAATACCTGATATAGATCACGGGTACCTCCCATCTGGAGGCCTAAAAGATCTGCCATTCCAGTACGGGCAAGGAGTGTCTTAACACTATTTACCATCATACCCATAAATCACTTCCTTCCAAAGGTCGCAATTAGCTTGCGCTTGGGCGACTTTATCATGAATCTGGCCTGACGTGCTTTGCGATTGTCAAGGCGATCTTCAGATTCCTTATTTCTGCGGCCCCAAGACACAGATAACGTCTTTTTGCCACTTAGGAACGTGTATCCAGCAGCAGCTGTGTCAATTTGATCGTCATTATCGCCTCCCGGGAAGCTGTCAAACTCCTTTAGGAAGGTCTGATGCCAAGTACCGTCACCGCCAACGTTCTCAGAGTTCAGGATTTTGTCGTAATTTACTACGGATTGGTCGAGCAAATAGACTTTACCTGCCTCTGCAGCAGCCAAAAACGGCTGTGCTCTTATGAGTTTTGCCTTACCTGCTGTAGGTACAGGAATAACCTTGAATTCTGGCAGTACAGTTGTCTCATAGTGGTGGACCAGAGACTTTCCTGAGGAACCTGGCTCTTGTTCAATACAAACTGCCGTGTCAATACCATCAAGTACAGCAGTATCGCGGACCAAAGTCTCAACATCACCGATAGAAACCTGCTTACGAAGGACATTACCAATGACAAATTTCTTTGTCGACTTGCTAAATCCACAAAGAGTACCGCAAGTATAGTCACCTCCGGACTCTGTAGCTGCAAGATCCCATACTCTAGCCCATTTGAAGTCGTCAGCTGGCAGCTCTTGACAGACGTTGATCCACTCTTTGTTGGTAAATTGCAGGATTTCGTCGACTGGGCCTTGCTGGTAGAGCGCATGAAAGAAGACGGAACCGAGCAATTCACGCTGATCCTCAATCTCCTTAACGTCATAACGCTCTGGAAAGAGGACTTCACCCTCAGCTCGGCCAATAGGATCATTCTTACCTGCGAAGGCTGGAAGGCAAATATTCTCCCATTTCTCCGGAAAATGCTTCAAAATCCTGCCGATGAGGTCATCTGAGTGCCAACGAGTCGCAATAATGATGACAGTTGCGCCAGGTTCAAGACGAGTCATAGCAGTAGTAACGAACCAATTCCAGACGTAATCTCGATGAGCCTGCGAGAGTGCCTCTTTGATCTCCTTGATATAGTCGTCAATCAGCAAAACATGAGCACCACGGCCAGTAATTGCACCGCCGAGGCCAACAGAGAACATATATCCGTCATTATCCGTCAAAAAGGCCGAGACCTTCGACACATCTTGACGGATTTTGACATTTAGCAAGTCGGTATTGTCGCGGATAGTATCACGAACACGTCGACCAGCAATCTCAACCAGGTCAGAACCATATCCCGTTAGGATTATGTTCTTACGCGGGAAGTTCTCCAAAACCCAGATAGGAGTATGGATGGAAACAAGCTCCGATTTGCCGTGCCGAGGAGGTGCTGAAATGATTATTCGTCCACCACCGCGCTGAATTGCCTGGGCTATACGAGTTGAGGCATAACGAAGCCAAGGAGCAGCAATCCACTGTCCCCTCGTAATCTTAGTCGCCATAGTAGCAGGAGTCAATCGCCAATTATTGGCGATCTTTGCCAGCTTTTCCTGATCGTGAATATTCATATTCATCGATTTGAGACCATAATAATCAGGTCTTGGGCGTTTGACAGTATCTCAGCATCCTCAAATAGGGCTGGATCAATGGCAGAATCTTCAGTTTTATGCTGCGTAC